GTCGAAATTGTCGATTGAATTATCATTGATATAAATATCACCGATCGCCTCAATTTCGCCCTCGCATAACGCCAGAAGAACATTCAAATAATGCTTATCCCCGTCGTCCCGGATGAACTGGTTGATAATGTTGCCGCCGATTTTATGCTCACCGTAAACCACTGCAACCGGCACGCCGACTTCCTGTATGGTCTGGACGCCGTCCCAACCGTATGTAGGCGAACCTTCATCCAATCCAATGGATCCCAAATTGAAATCAGCCATCTTCGGCTGGTTCATATATTGGTAAATCGAATATCCCAAAGACAATACGAAGAAAGCGAATATAAACGGATGAGCTATCGCATACGCCGCTACGGCTGAGACAATCCAGGAAACAACAGCTATCACCGGCGCCTTAACTTCAGGGATAACGGTTATTTCATCTCCCTGCTCAAGCCGGGCATCGAGATCCTTAATCTTTTTGCCGGTAACGATAACCCGCTTATCCTTATAATCGAAGCCGGACTTATTAAGCAGACTGCGGACGGTCTCGCTTCGTGAATAATCAAACTCTTTGATTTGTGCCTGGTCTAACTTAAAAGGATTTTCGATATTGCGTATAGTTACCATGCCTTATTCCTCAACCTATAAAAACCTTCGATTCTTTTCTTCCATGACTCATCATCCAGCCTCGATACGATCACGCCTGCCCGGCAACAATGGATAAACTTCCTGTTCCTGAAAATAACCCCGGCATGATTTGCAACTCCCCGGGAATTCAAAAACAACACGCCGTCCAATACATCGGGAACCTCGACCTTGTCCCAATCATTAACATAGTTTTCCTTGAAATAATCCTTGTTGCGAAGGCCCCAGGCTTGCCCGTATTCCAGATCTTCTATATCGAATAACCCGAAACCAAGGTCCGCATACACAAGCTTCAGGAATCCCCAGCAGTCCAGGCCGTCCATCTCCCGACCCCTGTGCTTATACGGAATACCCAGATACTTATCAATGATAAGCTTCTCTACATGATGTATATCCGTCCTGTCGGCACCGAAGGGAAAGCTCCGAACCTGGCGTAATTTCCTATCTCCTTGCATCTTTGCTGTGTCTTGTTGCACGACGTTTCTCCTCCTGAATATCCGCACTCCGCGGATTTAAACTTCCACGCGCAGTAATTTCTGGTATATCTTCGTGACGGAAGATCCACTCCCAAAACGTCGAACTTGCCGGTTAAGGTAAACTCGACATTATTCTGGTCTGCCACATAATTATCGACATAGAAAACATCATCTATGTATGCGTCCGGATCGGATAACTGGTTTGCCCAGACCATCCTGATGATAACTTTCTTGCCCCTGAAATCATACTGCTCAAGATATGACTGGATGAGCCTCGATACGTTGGCCAGCCTGACTTTGACCTGATCAATCTGCCCCTGGTTATTTTCGCCTATGAATTCATGGGCTATGGGAAACTTCGAATAAAAAACCGAATTGTAAGTGATATCCGTATCATACCCGGCAAGATGAAGGTCGCTGGAGCCGTCGTAATCTTCTATCGTGTATAAAAAAATCGGATGGTTTTCCTGTTTGGCTTTTTCCGCCTTGAATGTCGAATCGATATTCCTCGGCATTACTTCACCTCTATAAAATCTAATTCAAAGTCATAAACCTGATAGGCCTTCAAAGAGAACTTGAAACTGTCCTCAACGAACCTGACCGTATATTCCACCGAATCATTGGGATTAGTCCAGGTGAATGAGGTAAGCGCTCCGTATTTTCCCATGAAGAAATCCCTGATGTTTTCCATCTCGGTCTTTGTCCTATGCTGGAACCTCAACGTCCATTTCCGAAGAGGATTTGCCCATTTGCGCCTGCGCTGTTCTGCGCCATTCTCGAACTCAGAAATAAGCGTCTTATACTGAACCGTTTCATCTACCGTAAAGTCCGGCGTATAATTAAAATCGCTCATGTGTAACTCCTGATAACAGAACGAATCTTTCCGTTATTGTAAATGTCGTCGGCAATGGCATTCGATAAGGCCTTCCTGTTTCGCCATACGTCCTGCGCGTCCCAGGCCTGGATTACCTGATTGATATTTATGGTCACGCCGCCTGCTCCTGTCTCTTCGCCCCTATTAAGCGCCCTCAGGTTATCGGGCCCGCCTAATGTCCTCATACCCTGCCTTGACAATATCCCTTCTCCGGTCTGAGCAATAATCGGCACTTCATCCGGAGCAAGACCGCTGTGCGCCCTTATAAATCCTCCCCGATGTTTTCTGACCAATCCGCCCTGATGAAATAAGCTCCCCACCGGCACGCCGAAGATCGTACCGCTGGCTCCGGCCATAGCCGTAAAGAGTTTGATCAAAAGCAACTTGGCCAGAATGTTCGATATCATCTGCAGGACCGCTCTCCCGAAATCGGCGAATATCTCCCGCATGTTCCTTAACTCGCCGGTGAACGCCTTGAAGAAAAACTCGGAGAAAGCGTTCTGCATGTTGCGCGCCGATTGTTTGGCAAACTCTTCCATGGCGTTGAATTGTTTTGCCGCTTCTTTCGCGCTCTCACCGACCTGCTCGGTAACGTCCTTCAAAACTTTGGCCGTATTCTCACCGGTCTCTTTTACCTTGGCAAACACAAGATCGTACTGTTCCATGGCAACCTTGGCGCTCTCTATCGACGCCATCTCGAATGCCTTACGGTTGGCTTCCATATCGGAAGATAATTTTTTGACGCTTGCTCCGGCCTGCCTGTATGCCTCTCCGACTTTCCCGGGCAATTTGCCCAACAGTTCATATAGCTTTATCAGCGGCACCAGCATTTTCTGGAATACCGTGGTCGCCACCTCAAGAAGAGTGAAGAAGCCGGATACCAGTTGGTTCATAAATCCCTGGATAAAACCAAGAACGTGCCATAAAGCCTGGCCTATCTTTACCGCAAAGTCTTCCCACGCTGCTTTTAACTTCTGCATCTTTTCCAGATTCGTCATCGTGGAAGTGTCTATCTGCTTGAGGATCCTGTCGCCTGCTTCAAGCGTAGCGTTCAGGAAAGCCTGCTTTCTTTCCGCCTCGGTCAATTCTTTTGCTGATTTACCGATTGACTTGGCATATTTATCATATGCATCTCCGGCGTTTACGATAATTCCCAGGTTGTCCAGGATCATCTTCGACTGCCTGCCCACACCAATAGCAATACTCTCGAACATAAAGCCCACGTCTTTGCCGAATGCCCGGGCTGAGGCGCGGGAAATTTCCATCATCTTGGCCAGCTTAGTAGGGTCGATTCCTAAAATCATTGCCTGCGAGGCTTTCTCCATAATCTGCGCTGTCGACATGGTTTCTCCGGACATCCTGCGCAAATCTTTTATAATCTGTTCGGAACTTGCGCCGAGAGATGAGGCAAGATTTTCAAAGGCCTGCTTCTGCTGTTCCACCTTGGCGCCAAGCTCCATCAGCTCCCATGCCTTACGAAGCGCCATGATGCCTGCGGTAATAGCCGCGGTAATCGCAAGCCAGTTTTTCTTCCAGGAGTTGGCAAACCTCTGCAGGCTGCCGCGTACCCCTTCAAGGCGTTTCGTAGCCTCGTCGCGAAGTCTCAAGATTATGGATAATTCTTTATTGCTCATCGCCTGAACTTATTCCTTTTCTTTATCTTTTCCTCTTCGATTGCCTGCAATTCTTTTTCGATGACCTCGAAGGCATCGAGCATCTTTGCCGACTGCTCAAGCCAGGATCCGGGATTCGGCAGATATCCCAGCCGGTAAAAATTAAATGCCCTGATAAAATTCGCCGACTGCCGCGTGACGATTCTAAAAGGGCATCCTTTATACTGTTCGCCGTTCAACTCCCAGGTCTCTTGTCCCGGCACTTCGAATTCACATGTTATCTTCTTCCCGGATAAGCAACTTCGGCAGTTCACGGCGAATTCGCCCAGATGAACCGCCACTATCAGTTTTTTCTTTCTTCCTCCGACAGCTTGGACTCATCCAGTATCACCTCGGCAAGCTCCTGCCTAAGCTCACTGGGAAACATTGCTATGATCCTGTCCGGCGCGGCATCCCGCATTTTCCCGGCACAACGAATAGTCTCGCATTTAAACTCAACCGGTGTTTTGGTCTGAGGATCCAGAAAGTTCTCCAGCCCTTTAAGCCCGTACTTGATAGCCATAAGCTGTCTCTTGTTGTAATTGATCTTTATATCCGCCGGGTCTTTGGGGTTGGTGGAACTCAATTTGAAACTCGAGCTTTCATCGTCAAGCTCCGCTTTCAACGCCGGATCCAGATATCCCAGATGGAATACCGTGGGGTTTTCCTTGTCCGGATCGAGTTTGGATACATATTTCCTGGTAGCGGTTACGTCGATTCCTGTAAGCATAAGAACCTCCCCTGTTTAATATTTTTCATCACAATAAAAGTATGCAAATCTCATCGTCTCCCGGCTCCATTGATCCCGTGACATCGAATGCCGTCTGAGCAAGCTGTATGCCGTCACGATCGGCATCGTCGACTTTGTTATAGATAATGCTCGGGGCATAAACCCTGATCTTGTTGCCGTCTACAGAACCGTAAGCCATGTCAAGGACCATAGGCGTATTGCTGAACCACTTGTCGTAAAAATCATGTGTTGCCACCAGCACCATCTCGGGGTTAAACGAACCTTGAGCATCACGCTCGGTAATCATGAAAGACAGGATACCTTTTTCGTCGTCGATCTTGTCCTTCGCGGCAATCGTGTTGGCAACATCGATATCCAGCTCTCCGACATTCAACGAAACGCCGTCGCAGGACATCACCGCATTCAAAAGAACCGGCGGCACCACATCGTCGTAACTAATCCCCGTGAGTAGCGGTAAATCCGACACGCCCGCTTCGACTCCCTTAAAACCGAAATCCACTGTTGCCGGTTCGCCTATCTTAAAATTGAACTTTGCCGTTCCCCGGCATCCTTTAAGAAGTTTCCTTATACCGTCCTCATACAACCCCATGGTCAACGAAGGAACCGAACTCGAAACAGGCTTTATCTCATGCCCGGCATCAGACGGCACCGAGCCTGTAGTCGCGGTTGCCCCGGAAGTTTCTCCCGTAAGCACTTCACCGCTCTCGAACGTGCCGGTTATCTCGACAAAGTAAAGCGTAGTCGTACCGTCCGCGGTTTCAATTACAACCCTGCCCGTGGCAAGAGATGTCCCGCCCGTGATTGTCTCCCCGTGCTGGAACGGACCTCCCGTAACAGCGCCTATGGTAATCTTTTGCAGGTCGTTAATCTCAAAGCCGCATGCCTTGATCAGCTTCGCCCATTCAGGCTCTGCTATCAAAGAACCTGATCCTTTTAACTCGATACTGAAATCAAGCCCTGCCGAACGTTTACCGGTCAGCTTGCCCATCTTGGTAAGCGAGGAACGCACAGGATTCCTCTGGTACATCTGCGGGTCGTAATTCGCCTTGGGCGTAAAATTAACCAACAGCCCCGCATCCGCGGCCGCCAAAGTTTCGGCTGTTCCCTCGACACCTTCGATCTTAGCCGCTAACTGCCTTTTACGTATTAACATTGACATGACTCATCCCTCCTTTTAATTCTTTGCGGTTGGGTCCGACCTTAAATGGCGATATCTTATGCCCAGCTCCATTATTATTCCCGCGTAAGGCTGGCCTTCCGTAGTCTCGAACGGTGTCGTTCCCAAAACGTCCGTATCTATTGCCTCGCCCCCACGAGTGTGGTCTTGTAAAATCGCCCTTTTGATATCGCCCTGTAACCTGTTCAAATAGGTATCGGTAACTACCGAATCGCCTTCATCATTTACGAAAAATACATCGAGATAAACAATCAAATAACATTCCTCAAAAGGATTTGGCGATCCTTTTTCTTCTTCATCGCCCG